TAACGCTTCTGGTGGCGGTGGTGCTGCTGGTACAGACAACAAAGGGTCACAGTGGTTTAATGGTCAAGAGCTTTCTTTTGAGGGAATCCCAGTATTCAAAGCTCCTGGTATGCCAGCTGACCATATGGTAGCTGCTGAAACTAGCAACTTATTCTTCGGTACTAATTTGGTTAGCCCAGATCATACAGAGGCTAAGATCCTCGATATGAGCGATTTAGACGGAAGCAACAACGCAAGAATTATTATGCGACTAGCGGGCGGAACGCAATTTGGCAACGCAGGGGACATCGCACTTTATACTTTGGCGTAATATAAATTAATTGTTTAACTAATTAGGGTGGGTAAGCCGTATAGTGCCTACCTACCCTTTTTTTAATACTAGAAAAATATGGCGTGTGCAAATTTAACTACTGGTAGAAGTTTACCGTGTAAGTCTAGTGCTGGTGGTATTAAAGCTATCTACGTTACAACTTTTGGCGACTTAGGCGAGGTTACTGTCTCTGCTGGCGAGGTTACTACGTGGACTGGTACACCGACTCTATACAAATACGATGTAGACGGTGCTACTGGCGTAGAGCAAAGTATTACAGCGAGTCCAGAAAACGGTACTGTTTTTTATACTCAAACTTTGACTACTACATTAAAGCGTCTAGACAAAGCTACTTTAGTAGAGCTAGACGTATTACTTAAAAACAGACTTTCTATTATTGTAGAAGACTATAATGGCAACTATTTACTTATGGGCAAAGATCACGGAGTAAATAGTAGTGGTGGGTCTATTACTACTGGACAAGCGTTTGGCGACTTATCTGGTTTCTCTGGGCTTACGTTTCAAGCTCTAGAGCAAGACCCAGCCTTTTTTGTAGCCTCTAGCTTAGTAACAGCAGCAGAGGACTCTACCCAAATTGACCCAGCGTAAGGGTTTTTTAAATTGTGTTAAGAGGGTAGTTTCGGCTACCCTTTTTTTTTAGGCAAAAAACGCAAAACTTACGTTATATAGATAGTATGAAAGTATTAAAACCTACTACAAACACGCAGACTATTAAACTTATACCTAGAAACTATAGTCAAACTACTACGGTGCAGCTTAGAGACGACCAAACAAACGTCACTACAGTATATACACCAACGGTAATAAAAGAAAACGACTATCAAGTCTATACTGGCGTGTGGAATGTAGAAGAGGGTCACTATTACGACTTACTTGTACAGAATGACTTTGACATATGGGGTCAAAACAGTGACGAGTGGGCACTTAGCGTAAACACTTGGGACGACGTAAACTATAAAGTAGAAACAAACATAGTAGACAAAGTTTTCTGCACAGATCAAGAAATAGACCAGTCAGAAGACAAAGAGTATAGCATAAACAAAGGCGTATATAAAAGCGACTTGTCTTACGATAATGAGTATATAATCTATGAATAAACCAACTAAAAGACGTAGCACAGCTCGCAAACGCTCTGGCTTAAAGTTTCTAGACTTAGCAGCGTATACTTCGCCAGCTATTATAGAACAAAAAAATAAAGCGTGGGTCGAGCTAGGGTCGGACAATAACTACTACCAGTATTTAATCGACTTGTACAACTCGTCGCCTACAAACGGTGCAGCTATAAACGGTATTGCACAGCTTATTTTTGGTAGAGGTCTTGACGCAACAGACTCTAGCTTAAAACCAAACGACTACGCTATGCTTAAACGTCTTTTTAAAGACGACTGCGTGCGTAAATTAGCTACAGACTTAAAACTGTTTGGACAGTGCTCTATGCAAGTTATATACAACGCAGAGCGTACACAGATCGTACAAGTGGAGCACTACCCAGTAGAGACGCTAAGACCAGAAAAATGCAACGAAGACGGCGAAATAGAGGCGTACTACTACAGCTCGGACTGGGCAAACCTTAAAAACGGCGAAGAGCCAGACCGTATACCAGCTTTTGGCTTTAGCGAAGAGGCTGTAGAAATTTTATACGTAAAACCTTACAGAGCTGGCTTTTATTACTTTGCACCAGTAGACTACCAAAGTGCCACACAGTACGCAGACCTAGAAAGCGAAATTGCAAACTTTCACTTCTCGAATGTCAAGAATGGTATGGCTCCTGGACTTTTGCTTAACTTTAATTCTGGCATACCAGACGAAGACGCTCAAATGGAAATAGAGCGTAAGATTAAACAAAAATATCAAGGGACTAGCCAAGCTGGTAAATTTATACTTGCTTTTAACAATAATGCAGAAGAGCAAGCGACTGTAGAGTCTATTCAACTTAGCGACGCACACCAGCAGTACGAATTTCTGTCTACAGAGTCAACTCAAAAAATACTTATAGGTCACAGAATTACAAGCCCTATGCTTTTAGGCATAAAAGTGCAAAACGGTCTCGGAAATAACGCAGACGAGCTTAGAATGAGCTCGATTTTATTTGATAATACAGTAATAAGACCGTTTCAAGACTTACTTATAGACGCTTTCGACAAAATTCTAGCATATAACGACATTTCTTTACACTTATACTTTAAGACACTGCAGCCTCTAGAGTTTATCGACCTAGAAAACACAATGACTAAAGAGCAAAGAGAAGAAGAGACTGGCGAAAAACTAGGACTTAAAAGCGTAGACGGCAAACCAGTATACGAAACTAAAGAAGAGGCAGAGGCAGTCGCTAAAGACTTAAATTGCGAGGGATCGCACGCTCACGAAATAGACGGACAGACATACTATATGCCTTGTGCAGACCATACAGACCTTAAAGACGCAGACGACCCTTGCCAAGAGGGCTACGAGCAGTATGGAATGAAAATAAAGGACGGTAGACAAGTACCTAATTGCGTCGAAATAAAGGCAGCAGAAGAGCTACGTAAGGCAGTAATGAATGAATTACTAAACCTAGAAGAAGAAGACCTAAGCGACTACGAGCTAATCGACACAAGACCAGCAAATGAGTACGACGACTTATTGCACGCTGGGCTAGAGCTTGCTAGTGTACTACCTAGCTCGCCTAATAAAACCAGTGAGCAAGACACAAGTATCTTAAAAATACGATATGCGTATATGGGCTCTAACAATCCACAAAGAGAATTTTGCCAGAAAATGTGGTCTGCTAAAAAAATATACCGTAAAGAAGACCTAGACAAAGAAAGCTCTGCAAACAGCGAGCTAAGTCCCACAGGATCAAGCACTTACAACATATGGCTCTATAAGGGTGGTGTGAACTGTAAGCACTACTGGGAGCGTCGTACTTACTTACGAAAAAACAACGAGAAAATAACAGTAACAGAGGCTAGAGAAAAAATTGCTAAACTTGACCCTAGTTTGCGTGGCGAGGCTCGTATACCTACAAACGAGCCAGAAGTAGCACAAACGGCTAATAAAGGCAATAACTACTGGTCTTTAGACCCAAACTATAGACGCTAATGGCTACACCTTTATTTATTTCTAGACAAGACCTTGTGCGTAATACCATAATAAATGGTACGGTGGACAGCGACAAATTTTTGCCTTTTATTAAACTGGCTCAAATTCAGCATATCCAGAATTATTTAGGATCAAAGCTATACGACAAAATTAGTCAAGACGTACTTAACGGAGCTTTAGAGGGCGACTATAAAACGCTAGTAAACGAGTATGTACAGCCAGCCTTAATTCATTTCGCTATGGTAGATTTTTTGCCTTTTAGTGCGTTTGAAATTAAAAACGGTGGCATATTCAAACATAGTAGCGAGACAGCGACGCAACCGTCAAAAGACGAAGTAGACTATTTAGTACAGAAACATAGAAATTTCGCAGAGTTTTACACTCGCAGAATGATCGACTTTTTGACGTTTAATGCACCTAGCAAGTACCCAGAGTACTATACGAATCAAAACGACGATATGTTTCCAGACAAGTCGGCTATCTTTGTAGGTTGGGTTTTATGAGACAGTATAATATAAAATATAATAACGTAAAAAAATTAATAGAGTATCTAAAAAACACAGATACTAATAACGTAAAAAAAACAAACGCAAACTATATGCGTAACACAGAGAAAAAGTAGAAATATGGCTAT